CAACAGTTGAAGCTATCGGTATGGGTGGGCAGGTTTATGGTAACCGTGCAGATTTAATAGTCCTGGACGACGTAGTGACGTTGTCCAACGCAAACGAATGGGCTAAGCAACAGGAATGGATTCGGCAGGAAGTTGCCTCTCGTCTCCCACCTGGTGGTGGTCAACTCTTGGTAGTTGGTACACGAGTCGCTGCAGTAGATCTCTACAAGGAGCTACGTAACCCACAGCATTACACGGACGGTATTCTTCCGTGGTCATATTTGTCTATGCCTGCAGTCTTGGAATATGCAGACGATCCAAAGGATTGGAAAACTCTTTGGGCTAAGACCGAACAACCTCTTACTGATACTGATGTACCAGATGAGAACGGTATGTTTGATCGATGGACAGGCGAACGCCTTACGGCAGTTCGTAACGAGGCAGGACCTTCCAAGTGGTCACTGGTTTACCAGAACCTCGATATCGCGGAGAATGCAATCTTCGACCCGACATGCGTCAGAGGCGCTGTAAATGGAATGAGAAAGTCGGGTGCGTTAGTTGCAGGCGCAGCAGGTCACCCTGATAATTCGTCGAACTTCTATCGGATTATTGGTATCGACCCAGCAATGTCTGGAGATACAGCTGCTGTTGCTTATGCGGTAGACCGCAGGACACACAAACGCTATGTAATGGACGTTCACGTCATGACAAGCCCTACACCTGCAGCTATCAGAACTCTTATCAGGGCATGGACAGACACATATCACCCACATACGGTGATTGTCGAGTCCAATGCTTTTCAACTATTCCTAACACAGGACGAGGAGATTCGAAACTTCCTCGCTACACGTGGTATTAATTACCGACCACACTACACAGGTAATAACAAACAGGACCCCGAGTTCGGCGTAGCCTCACTCGCTCCTTTATTTGGGTCCATCATTAAGCGAGATGGTCTCAATAACAACTTCAAGCATGCTGGTGATAACTTAATTGAGTTACCAGACAGCTCGAAGAATGAACACGTCAAGAAACTTATCGAGCAATTAGTCACCTGGCAACCAGGTAAGCAAGGCAAACAACTCAAGATGGACGCAGTCATGGCACTGTGGTTCTGTGAGATCGTAGCCAGAGAGACTTTGCTCGCTTCTACCAACGTACCGAACTTCTTAGCTAACGAGTTTGCAACTCGAGCAGACCAAGAAAGTCGCTACATAATCAATTTGGATGATCTCGCTGCAACACAGCGAGCCGTGAGAATGTGACCCCATGAAAGATTTAGTTTATGCTTTCGAGCAATTAGTAACTCGAAACTCCGAGCGCGATAAGCGCATGCGCGAGGTTGCCTTGGTAAGAGCAGGCAACGCTGAGCAGGTATTCCCTGGCTTATTTCCTCAAGGTAATTGGTCACGTCCAATCGTTGCTAACCTTATTGACGTCGTTGCTCGGGATGTTGCTGAGCAAGTCGGTGTTCTTCCTACCATTACTGCTGCTGGAGATTCATCTCTTGATGATTCCCAGCGTACCAAAGCTGACAAGCGTACAAAGATTTGCAACTATTACGTAGCAGCATCTCGACTTGGTACGGAACTTCTGCGTGGCGCAGACCAACTATCTACATACGGTTTTGTTGTTCTACGAGTTGAACCTAACTTTAAAGACAAAAGACCACACATCCATGTTGAAAACTCCATGGGTGCTTATTATGACCAAGATCGATTCGGCACAATCAACACTTATGCTCGTGTATACAAGCGTAAAGCAGGAGATGTTGCAGCTCAGTTCCCTGAGCATGCAGATGCTATCTTGGCAAAGAACTCTTTTACACGTTCTGGTGACGAGAACTCGCTTATTAGCGTAGTTCGCTGGATGGACAAGAAGCAAACAATCATGTTTATTCTTGACCGAGGAGGTTTAGTTCTTGCACAAACACCAAACAAACTCGGTGAAGTACCAGTTGCGGTTGCTCAGCGTCCTTCGCTCGACGGCGAAACACGTGGGCAGTTCGATGACGTTCTACCAGTATATGCAGCGAAAGCTCGTCTTGCTCTTCTTACTATGCAAGCTGTGCAAAAATCTGTTGAAGCTCCTCTTGCTTTGCCTACTGACGTTACTTCTCTCTCCGTTGGTCCTGACGCTGTTATTCGTTCGAACTCTCCAGAGAAGATCCGCCGAGTAAATCTCGACGTACCACAGTATGCGTTTGCAGAGAACAATGTTCTTGCAGATGAAATGAAACTTGGAACACGTTTTCCTCAAGCACGTGCTGGGCAAAGCGAAGGTTCCGTCGTAACTGGTCAGGGTGTGAAAGCACTCATGGCTGGTTATGATTCTCAAATCAAAATCTACCAATCAATTCTAGGTGAAGCGATTGGACAAGCCATTTCGTTTGCTCTTGCAATCGATGAAATTTACTTCCCTGAACTTCAACGAGAAGTATCTGCTACAGCAAACGGCGTACCTTACAAGTTAAAGTACAAGCCATCTGTAGATGTTAAGGGTAACTACGGTGTAACCGTAGAGTACGGATTAATGGCAGGTCTAGATCCAAACCGTGCATTGGTTTGGGGTCTACAAGCACGCGGAGATAAGTTAATCTCACGCGGAATGCTACGTCGCAATCTTCCTATCTCCATTAATGCTGGAGAAGAAGAACGCGCTATCGATATCGAAGAGCTTCGCGATTCAATGAAGTCATCTATCTCTGGTCTTGCTCAGGCAATCCCACAGATGGTGATGCAGGGTCAAGATCCTATGAAGATCGTTAGCGCAATGGCTAGCGTAATCGACTCACGTAAATCAGGCATACCGCTTGAAGACGCAGTCGCCAAGGCTTTTAAGCCAGAAGCACCAAAGCCTGAGCCAACGGCTCCAGGCATGCCACCAGAAGCCCCAGAAGAGGCTATGGCAGCAGAACAGGGCATGGGTGGACCTATGCCAGAGATGCCACAAGGTCGACCAGCTATGCAAGAACTGCTAGCAGGTCTAACAGGTGGCGGAAATCCAAATCTATCGGCGAGAGTAACTCGCTCAATTCCAGCATAACAAGGAGAAACAAATGATCGGAAAGCAAGGCGGACACGTAAAGGCTCCAACATCAACTGCAATCATGGGCAAGAAGCCATCAGGCGCTGTCAAGGGTGGCGGAATGGTAAAGCAGGGTGTCACACCAAAGCCTATCGCAGGCAACAAGAACAAGCTTAAGTAATTAACT